GCATCCTGACCACCCGGGGAGGGCTGGGCGGAGAGGGCGGCTTGCCATGCCTGCCATGCGAATTCGACCGCGTTTAGTGCATAGGGAGCGTCTCTATCTGGGCGATATGCAACGGCATACCAACCTTCCGATTCTGCCCACGCCTCAAACCGCGCCCGCTCGGCCTGATCCCCCAGCCTCACCCTCCCACCGGGCTGCGCGTCCGCCAGGGTCTTGTTGTCGTTGCTCATGCCTGCATGTCCTTGCTGTTGGTGGAGCGCGCGCTGTGCGCGGCGAGGTGTTCCCAGCGTTCGGCTTCGCTCACGTAGTAGTCGTGGCGCTCCTGGCGCACGGCGGCGGTGAACTGCACATCGGTCAGGGCTTGCTCGGCTGCGGCGCGGTTTACCGCGGCCATGCGGGCTGGGTCGTGATCGAAGATGTCGAGCTGGTTACGCACGCTGGACTCCTGGAATGGGTTACCGGCTTGTGGAAGTCCGGCCGGCGCGGAGCCCGGTTGCCCGGGCGGGCGGTTGCTCAGTGGGTGTCGTCAGCGGCCAGGGGCGCGCGCTGCCGCTCTGCGGTGCGACGCTGCATTTCGGCCTTGAAGGCTGGCCAGGTGGTCTGGAGGTCTTCCCAGCCGCGCCATGCGAAGAACACGGCGCCGATGGCGCAGGCGAGGGCGATGGCGTCGACCTGGTTGCGCAGTGCCCAAGGGAGCAGTGCGAGGAGCAGGCCGACGACGACGGCGCAGAAGAAGGGCAGGGCCAGGTGGCGCATTACTCGGTCTCCTGTTCGATGGTGGGCTCTGCCGGCGCGGGCGCCGGGCAGACGGGCGGGGTGATAGGCGGGATGCCGACGGCCATGGCGGCGAAGAAGTCGTGGTCGGTCATTCGGGCTTTCCTTCCAGCACCTGCAACTGGTTCTCAAAAAAGCACCAACCGTCGCCATCCGGGTCCACATGTCTCGGCCCTTCATCGGTGCGGACGAGAACAGCGCGGCCTGCCGCGAGGTCAATGACCGTAGCTAGCTGGCCATTGGCCAGATTGGGGTCTTCGTCGGTGTCGTAATCCGTATTCGTGATTCGGACGCGGTCACCGATCTGGATCTCGCTCATGCGGCACCGCCTTCGACGCGGATGCTGGGCTTGCCGGCGACTTCGACCGATGGGTAGAAAACGCGGTACTTGCCGGTTTTGAGGTTCTTCGTGCGCACGCTGATGGAAGCCCAAGGCTTGCCATTGCAGGTCATGTGCAGATCGACAGTGGTGCCAACGATTAATGCCTCGCGCTCGACCGCCGGGTGGCCATAGCGTTGCGTGCGAACGATGCAGTGCGCACCCGGCGGATATGCGTCCCAGCCGGCGTCAAACGCGTCCATTGCCGCGCCTTCCAGCACCGAGAGATGAGTGTCCAGCGCCGGGTGGTCGTCGCGATACTGACGGCTCATGCAGCACCTCCTTTGCCGCGCGCGAGGGCGCGTTGGCAGCGAGGGCAGGTCACAGGAAGCGATTCGCAGGCGGTCCAGCCCACGGAACGGCGGCCTGGCGCTGCCCCGCATAGAGCCTTGCCGGTGGCTTCGACATATCCGCCGTTGCGCCGCACCTGGGCGGCGGGGATCGCGTGCAGCTTGGTGCCCTGGCCGCGCTCGAGGCCATTCGCACATCGGCCGGCCAGCTTGGCCGCCAGCACTTCACCAGGCGCGTTCATGCAGCACCGCCTTTGGCGCGCGCTGCACGGCGGACGGCGGCGACTGCGCCTGCAGCGCTCTGGCCGTGCCGCAGGACGGCATTGGCGGCGATGCTGGAGGCGATGACGACCTGGTAGGGAAGGAGGCCCCAGCGGCGCCCGGCGAGGGCGACGATGCCAGCGGCTGCAGCGGCGCGCTGAGCGTTGGAGTGGTGGGCGAGGGCGGCGCTCATGCGGCGACTGCCTGCTGTAGCGCCAGCGGCTTGGAGCGGGCAATGGTGGCGACTTCGGTCGCGCCTTCGTCGATAGCGTCGGCGCAGACGGCCAGGTGTTCGGCCAGCTCGCGGGCCTCGGCCGAGGTCAGGCTGAGTAGGGCGGAGCCTCCGACCTGGACGATGACGGTGCCGGCGTGGGGCCGAGATTCGACGCGGGCTGCGCCGCGGCTGGTGCTGGTGATCGCGGCCATGGCTCAGGCCTTCCTGCTGCTGACGCAGCTGCTGAAGGCCTCGCCGAACGCGGCCGCGAAGGCGGCGGCGATTGGGCGGAGGGTGGCCCAGAGGGGCCGGTTTGCGGTGCGCATGCTGGTCTCCGGCGCCCTGCCTCTGCTGGGAGGCTTCGTGGGCGGCTGGAGAGCAAATTAGCGTAAAGCTATTGAGTGAGCAATAGCGCAAGGCTAATTACAGAGGCGAAATTATGAATACCCTAGATTCCGTTCATAATTCTGTCCGCGTGTAGCCGCTGGCGGATACCATCAAGGGTTGCCAGAATCGATCTCTACGCGCCCGTGCGCGTCTGGCTTAACCACTTACTTAAACAGGGGGCAAGGATGAAGAGGAACATTGCTGCGGCGCTTCTGGCCGCAACGCTCGTTGGATGCGCGACCACTGGCCAGAGTTCGGCTGCTCTAAAGCAGGATTTTCAGAGCGGAATCCAGTCCTGCGAGGGCCAGGCGCAGTGCGATGCTGCCTGGGAAGCGGCTCAAGTGTGGGTAGCTCAGAACAGCCGACTCAAGATTCAGACAGCCACCAACGTTCTCATCGAAACGTATGGCAGTGGACAGTACGATCCCACGCTTGCGATGCGTGTCCTCAAAGAACCCCAGGGCTCGGGCAAGTACCGAATTGTGTTCAGCGGCGGCTGCAACAACATGTTTGGCTGTCAGCCCAACGTGTTCGACGCAGGCGTGAGGTTCAACGAAGCGATCAAAGCTGCAATGCAGTCTTCGCAGTAAGGAGCCAGACCGTGCTTTGCTGAACTTGCGGCATCGGCCCAAGGATCCCCGGCATCGGGGATCCTTCATCTTCTAACGGACGTTCAGCGTAGATCCCCGCAAGTTAGAACTTTCTCAGGCCAGCATGGATGAGGGCCTTTCCTAGCACGGCCACATCGCCAGGGTCGAGCCTATACGCGGGGAAGTCAGGGTTGATGCTTACTACGTAGAGGCCGTCTCCGCGTTTTTGCAGCATCTTTATCTGCGTTTCTCCACCGATGTTGATCAAGTAATAGTCATCACCGTCGAAGTAGTCGCAGCTGGTGTCGATCCAGACAATGTCGCCATCTTCGAGCTTGGGCCGCATCGATGGCCCGCGGCCAGTGATGATCTGGATGCGCCCCGGCCGAGGCAGGTATCCCAGCTTCCGCCTAACCTCCCACTCAGCCACTTCGATGGTCTGCACTACCTCCGGGTAGTCCTGATTTACAAGCCCAATGCCCATCCCAGCACCCCCTTCGAACAGTTCGAAGCGAACGTAGCCGGGAGGAGTCTCAGTAGTTGGGACGGCAAGTGAGGGATCAGCACTCACTTCATGATCGGTGTCGATCCAGCCATTTGGCAGGCGCAGGGCCGCCTCGATCGCGCGCGCGGTGGCACCCGACATCACTCTGGGTTTTCCGGTCTTGGAGTTCTTCGATCCGTTGACCCACTGGCTGATCTGGGCAGGATTCTTGACGCTTGCAGCCTCAGCAAACTGGCGTTGGCCGCCATAGCGGGCAATAAGCGTGCGCAGGTTGTCCCTGCGAATTTCATCAACTGGGCGCATAGGTCTATTGGAAAGCCGAAGGCTAATTTCTCCAACTAGCCAGGGGCTATTGCACTGCGGATAGCTTTAGGCTAATTTGCGGCTCATGGACATGAGCGCTCTCGATAAAGCGGTATCTGCGGCCGGCAGCCAACTCGCCTTGGCCAATCTTCTGGGCATCAAGGCTCCGTCAGTCTCCGGATGGTACGAACGAAAAAGAGTTCCGGCAGAGCGCTGCATCGCTATTGAGCAAGCCACTGGTGTCTCCCGGCATGAGCTTCGGCCCGACGTGTTCGGCCTTGGCAACGGGAGTGAGCCCGCCGCCGTAGCGCCACCGACAGTCCCGGAGCAAATCCGCAGCGAAGTCGATAGCCGCATGAGCAAGCGCGCGCTGCGCGCCCGGCTTGGCCTGTCGACGGACAAGCAGCTGGCGAAGGTGCTGAAGCTGCCGGTCGAGCAGGTTGAGGGCTGGCCGGAAGAGGGCGCCTTGCCGGCGCTGCCGGAGATCCAGCGCCTGCTGGGTGTCCAGGAACAACCGCAGGCGCAGCCCGCGCCGCACGACCCCGACGAGAACCGTTACGCCCCTCTGGAGGTGGCTTGATATGCGCGCGCTGTCCGACAAGTGGAATCCGCGGCTGTGGTTGCGTGATTGGCTGGCCAAGCCTTCCGAAGAGGAAGTGAGGCAGGCGGAGCGAATCAAAGCCGGGATGCGAGAGGCTACCAGGCTTTGGCACGCGAATCGCAATCGATCCGACGACCTCGCCCGAAGGATGATCGAGTCCAACTTGGACAGTTTTCTCAGTCCTGTGGCAGCACGCTCCGAGCGTAGTCCATCCATCCCTGGGCCTTCTGATCGAGCTTCGTGTGGGCAATGCGGCCCATCAGATCTGTTGCCCTTGTCGAGCTCAGTGAGCGAAGCAGCCCCAACTGCTGCTCCATCTCCGAAAGAAGTTTCTCCGGCTCTGGATGCGCCCTGATGGCAGCCATACAGACCATCTCCAGCACTTGCACCTGTGCGAACAGGTCGGTGAAAGCCGGATTGTCCTTGAGCTCCATGTCGCCCTCCTTGCGGGCTGTTCGTGTGGAAACGCCAGCGTAGCGCAGGGAGGGCGACGCCCGTCGTCCGTGAGTTGTTGATGTCCATGGCGCACATGTTGCGCCGCAGTAGTGCCCACGTATCCATTCGAGTCCCTATCCCATGAATGTCACCGATGCCGCTTACGACACGGTCCACCAGTACCCAGGTGGGAGTGAGGCTTTGGCGCCCAGGTTGGGCATGTCGGCCGCAGTCCTTCGCGGCAAGGTGAATCCGAACACCGACCGCAACCTGCTGAGCCTGCAGGAAGCGGACGCGCTGATGGCGCGCACCGGTGACTTCCGCATCCTGCACGCGCTCTGCGCGCAACACGGCTTCGTGGCGCAGCGGAGCGACGCCCCGGAATCGGGTTCGCTGATCAGCGCGCTGCTGCAGGCGGCGGCCGCCAAGGGCGATCTGGCCGAACTGGTTTCGTCAGCGCTGGATGACGGCAGGATCTCGCCGAACGAGGCTGACGCGATCGCGCGCGGATGTGCGGCGGTGATGGCCAGGCTGGTGCAGGTGAGCCAGCACGCCGAGGCTGCGGCCGAGCGGGGTGGGGCATGAGCACGATCAACCATCCTGCTCGCGCGAGCGACCTGAGCACCAGCCACGACGCGGCGCACTACGTTGTTGCCAGCGGCCTGCAGGCGCACCAGCACGACCAGAGCGCCAAGGCGGTGACGGACAACCCGGGCATGACCAGCAAGGAGCTGGCCGAGGCCACCGGGCTGGATCGCCACATGCTGGCCCGTCGCCTGCCGGAGCTGATCAAGGAAGGGCGCGTATACCGAGGCCAGAACAGGCGGTGCAAGGTCAGCGAGCGTTCCGCATGCACCTGGTGGCCGGTGGCCCCGGGCCAGAACCTGGCTTTGGGGATCTGACGTGAGCGCACGAGTTACAGGCATGGTCTTCGACCGCTACCCGAACGGCGGCGGCGAGATGCTGTTGGCGCTGGCGCTGGCCGACCACGCGCACGACGACGGTACGCACATCTTCCCGTCGATTGCTCGCCTCGCCGAGAAGACCCGGCAGTCGGAGCGGTCGGTGCAGTACCAGCTGCGCCGCATGGAGCAATCCGGGTGGCTGGTGCTGGTGAATGCCGGCATCGGTGGCCGTCGTAGCGGGTTCGGCGAAGGTGGCCGGACCCGGCAGTACCGGATCAACCCTGAATGGATGAAGGGTGCAGATATTGCACCCTTTGCAAAGGGTGCAAAACAGGCCTCCGAAGGGTGCAAAACGACGCAGGAAAGGGTGCAAAACAGCGTCGAAAAGGGTGCAACAGCTATTGCACCCGAACCAAGAGCAACCAAAAGCAACCAAGAGCAACCCTCACACCGCGAGTGTGAGCGCGAGGCCGATCCGCTGGCGCTGACCGCCGAGCAGGTCGACCGCGATCTGGTCGGTTTCGGCAGCACGCCGACCGGCGTCGACCGCGAGCAGCTGGCCCGGTTCGTTCGGCACCGCGCCGCGATTCGTCGCCCGCTCTCGGTCCAGGGCTGGCTGCAGGTGCGCCAGCAGCTGCTGGACCTGATCGCCGCCGGCCACGACCCGAACGAATCCCTGAAGCAGGCGATGGCCGCCGGCCTGGCGCTGCCCGTGATCCCTGTCGCCCAGCAATCCGTAGGAGCAACCCATGCAATCCCTCAACACGGTTCTGCCGACCGCACCGAGCAGCTCGAACAGCAGTTCTACGCCCAACGCGGAGGCGGTGGCCACGGTGGAGGCGCTGGGTTCGAGCCTGGCGATGTCGTCGACGCCGAGTTTGCCGTCGTCGGCTGAGCCGGTGAGCGACCAGGCCACGGCCTACCTGTGGGAGTTTTGGAAGCAGATGACGGCCATGTTCCCGGGCAAGTGGGAGCGCGAGAACGGCGCCGCGCCGGTGAAGAAGGACGGCAGCCTGACCATCGCCGCCGGTACGTGGTTCCAGGTGCTGAAGGGCCGCAGCCGGGCGCAGCACGCGCGCGGCATGGCCTGCTGCCTGACCGAGGGCCGAGAGTGGCCGCCGAACCCGCCGAGGTTCCTGACGATGTGCCTGGACATTCCGGTTATGGCGGCGGTGGAGCGGGAGATGGCGCCAGGCCGGCCGCAGAGCGGGTTCACGGTGCTGGTGCGATCGCTGCTGGACCTGCACGTGTACGCCTCGGCCGACCACGGATCGCAGCAACGGCGGATGCTGGAGGAGGCCTACACGCGCGCTGTCCAGCACGTGGTCGACGGGAAGCCGCTGCCGCAGCCGGTGCTGGCCATCGAGCAGGAGAAGCACGGCGTGCACCCGGTGCGCGATCGCGAGGCCGCACGTGCGGCCATGGCGCGCGCTGCAGCAGACCTCGGGTTCGGGGAGGGCGCGTGAGCAAGCACGACACGGTGCGACTGCTGTATGCCGAGCGTTGCAGCGTGGCGGAGATCTCCCTGGCTGTGGGCTGGCTGCCCTGCAACGTCCGTTGGTTCATCCGGAACTGGATCGATACCGATGGTGACTGAGGCCGAGCTGGCCCAGGCGGAGCAGGCCGGTCGCTGGGCGCGAGATGCCTGCCGCAGTCGGGAATCGGCACCGCGGTACGAGATGGGGCAGGACGGTTTGACGCGACGACGCCGCTGGCAGACCGGATGGGACAAGCGCGACCAGGAACTGAGCGCGGCACGCCGCAGCACCACGAGGAACAGACGCTGATGGACTTCACCAAGTACAGCACACGCAGCAAGTTCGCCAAGGAGATCAACGCTGGGTACTCGGCGCGGCTCAATGGGCTTCGCCTGAGCGACAACCCGCACCTGGTCTGGATCGAATGCGAGACGGAAGACGGTGCCAACCGCAGGGCGGGGCCGCTGAGCGAAAAGGCGGAGGCCTGGCAGCACGGCTGGTGGCTGGCCGATCCGGGCGCGCGCTGATGAAGGGGAGAGCGCTGCTTCAGCAGTTCACGACCGACGAGCTCCTTGAGGAGCTTGTTCGCCGGCGCACTCAGAAAGCCAAGGACCTTGATGGCGTGCCGAGCTGCGAGGACTGCAAGCACTTCAGGTTCTGGACCAGCACGGGGGATGCACCCCGGTCGTACAACCCGTGCGCCAAGAAGATGCAGATGAGCTTCGACATGCCGGAAGAGTGGGAGGGGCCACATGCCGGCATCGGCTACTACCGCCGGGTTTGCCAGCACCGCGCAGCGGTGGAGGAGGCGCGCTGATGTGGTCGAAGGCACCGCCGCCGACGAAGGAAGAGGCCGCCCGTATAGAGCTGGCCAAGACCGGCCCATGCATGGCCTGCTTGGCGCTGCAGATGCAGGAGCTCCTGGAGCCGGAGCTGGTGGTCTACGGCTGCGACTACAACCACGCCAAGAGCGGGAACCTGCGGCGCGGTCACATGTTCGGCTACGCGCTCTGCAAGTGGCACCACCAGCGGCATCCGATGGAGGGGAACACCTTCGCAACGATGCGCCAGATCTACGGCCCGAGCCTGATGGATGGCTCGCGGACCTTCCACGAGACGTACGGCTCCGACGACGAGCTGATTGCAAACCAGACCTGCGTGAACGAACTGAGGAATGGCACCAATGGCTAACACCGGCATGGCAGATAGGGTGCGCGGCGTATTCGAGGCGCGCAAATCTGAAGCGATTGGCCACGCGCAGCTGTTTGAGGTGCTGGGGCTGTCCGCCGCGCATCTCTCCGCCCAGCGCAACACCGTGCGCGACCAGCTGAAGTACCTGGTGAATTGCGGCTATCTGACGAAGACGGGCCGCCGGGCGACGGCAGCGTATCGATACAGCGGACAGGGCATGCGGTTCCAGAAGGCAACGGCTGAAGAACTTCGCGAGCGCCGCATCGAGCGTGGCCGCGCCTACCGTGCGAAGAATGGCGCCCAGCCGAAGGCGTCACGGGTGGACAAGATGACCATCAACCGGTCGCGCGTGGGGCTGCTGGCGGACCTGGCACCGGCCAAGCCGTGGGGCAAGGAGAAGGACGACCAGCGCCCGTCCGAGACGGTGGAGCAGTTCCAGGCGCGGGGCGGGCAGGTGCAGCGCCTGACGGCCAGCTGGGAGCAGCGAGCATGACCGACCTGGACCTCAAGCCGTGCCCCTTCTGCGCATCGAAGAATGTTGCAGATCAGAACGATGTGGTTGTGTCGTCAGATGGCGACGAGGGCTACAGCGAGTGGATCGAATGCGGCAACTGTGGCTGCCGCGCGCCCCAGGCGCAGGCATGGAACCTGCGATCCGGCACTGTCGTGAACTGGCGGTCAATCGTGGAAGCGCCGCAGGACGGTCGGCGGCTGATGCTGTGGGACTCGGTGAGCAGGCGGCCGGTGTTCGGGAGCTGGCGCGGGGACAATCCGGCGATCACGCACTATGCGGCCGAGCCGGCGGGTCCGGAGGTGGGGCGATGATCACGTTCGATAAAAACACTGGTGTTGTTACGGTCGTTATCTCGGTCCGGGGCGCGCTGCCGGGCGACCTGAATCGTTATCGCGTGTCCGGAATGCTGAAGACGCTGGACAGCATCGCGCGCGAGGAGCAGGGGCCGGTTCGCCGAAAGTTGATCGACTGCCTGGTGCGGGAGGCCCACGCGCTGAAGCGGGACGAATCAGAGATGCGCGCAGCTAAGCGCGCGCAGAAAGGGGTGGCCTGATGGACGCCGCTTTCCGGGTTGGCCAGTTGGTCATGGTGAAGGAAGACCCAGAAGTGTTCTTGTTTGCGGGCGAGATCGCACGCGTGTCTGTTCTTGACGTTCCGTGCATGGGCGGGATCGGGATGGAGGTAATCAGCGACCACCTGGGCCGATTCAAGGGCACCTACGAGCAGTTTGAACCGGTTCCTGAAATTAAAGGGAGGCACTGATGAACGCCATCGAGAAGCGGGCGCGGGAGCTGCTGGCTGTGGAGTACGAGAAGCTCGATCTGCCCAGCACTGCAGCTGGTGCCCGAGCGGGCGCATATGACCTCAACCCTTCTATGCGCGCCGTAGTAGCCGCCCTCACGCCGCCCGAAGGCTGTGTGCTGGTGCCGGCGGAGCTGCTGCGCATGGTAGCTGGCTGCGCCTATCCGGTCTCGAGCGAAATCAACCCGCGCGGGCACAACTGGTCGGAGGCGTACTTGGACGAGGTGCTGCCGAAGATCAAGGCAGCCATGCTGCCCGCTAGCCCGGAGGCCCCATGAGCCAGCAACCCGCCGATCACCATCACAACCGCGAGCCGGGCTGGCCGGCATGGGGCCGGCAGAACCTGACGCTCACTGCTGCAGTGCGGATGGTCAGCATGTACGGGGACCGCATCCCGTCGGTTGCACAGCTGCGCGCTGACTTCGGTGTAAGCCGTGCGACGGCATTCCGTTGGCGCGCGGCCTTCCGCGATGCGATCGAGCAGAACGAGGCCGCCCATGCAGGCTGACCGCGCGCTGGAGCTGGTTCTGCCATGGCCGAGCAAGGATCTGTCGCCGAACGCCCGAGTGCACTGGCGGAGGAAGGCCGAGGCCACGGCGTTGGGACGGCAGCTGGCCGCTGTTCGTGCATACGAGGCGGGGTGGAAGGGCACGAAGCTACCGCTGGGCCGTCTGCATCTCTGGCTCGACTTTTACCAGGCGCCGGGGAAGGCGCTTCCAGACGATGACAACATGATTCGCAGGTTCAAGCCGTATCGCGACGGTATCGCCCAGGTTCTGGGCATAGACGACAGGCGATTCGTCATCCATCCATTTGTGCACGACGAGCGCCGCAAGGGCGGCCAGGTGGTGGTGCGGATTACGGGCGGGCCGGCGGCGGCCGGCCAATCAAAGACAGGGGGACGGGCATGAATCCACGAGAGACGATGGCGCGGCTGGGGCCGAGCACGGTGAAGTTCGACATCGGCCGGGGAGGCGGGAAGCCCGACCTGACGAACCAGGACATCGCCGCGGCGCTGGGCATGGTGCCGACCGGGCTGGGTCGGGAGCTGCTGGAGGCGTGCTGGTGGCCGGATGGCGCGGCGCTGCGCCGGCACAAACTACGGGATGCGGTGATTGCGCTGGTGACCCCGGAACTGCAACGCCAGCAGCGCCGGCTGGCTGAGGCCCGGACGGATCTAGGCCTGGCCGAGGTCTGCATGGGCTGGGGTGGTGCAGCGACGGCAGAGCAGCGGTCCAACCGCGATGCGGCCCAGCAACGGCTAGGTCGGATCAAGGCGCAATGCTGGCCCATCAGCACGCTGGAGTCGCTACCGACCCTCGCGGCGGCAGTGATCGGTGAGATCGCCAAGCGGCCGCACTGCGCGGCCTGCGAGGGCAGGGGACAGGCGATGGTTGGGGAGCTGCTGGTGCCGTGCAGGGTATGCGGTGGATCGGGGCTGGGCCCGGTCAGCGACCGCCGGCGCGCGGCGGCCATCGGCCGAGACGAGGCCGCCTATCGCCGGACCTGGAAGCCGGTGTACGAGTGGTTGCTGAGCAAGATGGTCGAAGCCGAGCAGGAGGCGGCTTGGCACATGCGAGCGGCATTGAGCCAAGCCGCGTAGATCAAGGAAGGTTGTCGACTGCCCGGACCACTTCGTCTCGAGCACGTTGAAGAGCAGTGCCGTCTGCAAGCATCACCGTCAGCGTCTGACCACCCAGCAGGTAAATGTCGAACGCTTGGGCACGGCGGCTTGGCGGGTTGTAAGGCACGCCCACGGCAGAGATGTGGTCTGGGCGGATGTGAAACTGGTCGGCGATATTGAGCATTCCAAGTCCCTTGGGTCTGCGGAGGTGACACCTCCGCACTTTTACCAGTAAATTTCTACCATCGCACGCGACCCTGCCCGGCCACTGAGCCGGGCTTTCTGTTTCCGGACCCGCCATGATCCTGACCGCCTCGACAATCCAGCAGGCGGTCGGCTGCAGTGCCGCCGTCGCCGCCCAGTGGGCTCAGCCCCTGACCGACGCCTGCACGGCGTTCGGTATCAGCACCCCGAAGCGAGTGGCAGCGTTCCTGGCGCAGGTCGGGCACGAGTCGGCGAGCCTGACCCGGACCGTCGAGAACCTGAACTACGGTGCGCAGGGCATGGCCGACACCTGGCCCAGTCGCTACGCCGTCGACCCCAAGGCCAAGCCGAGGAAGCCGAACGACCTGGCGCGCGCGCTGGAACGGAAGCCGGTTGCGATCGGAAACAACGCTTACGCCAACCGGATGGGCAATGGCCCTGAGGCGAGTGGCGATGGCTACCGCTATCGCGGCCGTGGTCCTATCCAGAACACCGGCCGGGCCAACTATGCGGCCATCCGCGATGCTTTGCGGGCGAAGGGCATCAAGGGCGTGCCTGACTTCGAGGCCAAGCCTGAGGAGCTGGAGCAGCCGAAGTGGGGCGCTTTGGCAGCAGCGACGTTCTGGGATTCTCGGAACCTCAACAAGCTGGCGGACGCAGGCCGATTCGACGAGATCACGGCCCGGGTTAACGGTGGCCAGATTGGAGCGGCGGACCGGCGTTCGCGGTACTCCCGCGCGCTGAAGGTGCTTGGGGCATGACGATGGAAGCCCAGCCGAGCCAGGATGGCCGCACCAAGATCTCCCTCGGCCCGGTGGAGCGTTGGATTGCCCTTGTCATCGCCGGCGCCATTGTGAGCATCGGTTACTGGCTGGTTGGTTCCATGCAATCGGTTCTGACCCAGCAGCAGGTAACAAACCAGCAGATCACCGGCCTGCAGCAGCAGCTGCAAATCATGAACACCCAGCTGGCGGACGTCCCGGCGCTGAAGCTCGAACTGGCCAAGCAGGCAGTGCAGGTAGAGCAGAACAAGGCAGACATCCGCGAGCTGAAGCAGCTCAGGGGGCTGAAGTGAAGAACGTGAAACTCACCAGTGACCGGCGCCATTTCTGGCGATTCTGGTCGGTTCGCCTGTCGCTGCTGGCTGGCATCATCAGTGCCACCGCGCTTGGCATCATCGGCGCCTACATGTTGCTGCCGGCGGACTGGTTGCCGGTGGTGCACGACGGGTTCAAGCAGAC